AAGTCAAGTATCGATTCTATTTTCAACTGGCATCTGATGCCGTATCTTTCAAACTTTCTTGGATATGAGTGATTTTGAACTAATCAAGAAGGGTCACACCAAAGACTCCTACACGCAAAGTCAGTTAGCTGAACTTCTGCGCTGTACCGAAGACCCGATCTACTTCATCGAGTCGTTCATCAAGGTGCAGCACCCGATAAAAGGAGCTGTGCCTCTAAAGTTATATCCATATCAGGTTGATATGGTGCGAGCCTTTCACGAAAATCGGTTTGTGATCGGTTTAACCGGGCGTCAATTAGGCAAAACAACAACTGCGGCCGCTTATCTACTATGGAAAGCGATGTTTATCCCGGATACTCAAATTCTCATCACTGCTAATAAATTTGTTCAAGCATTGGAAATTATGGATCGAATTCGTTATGGATATGAAGAATGTCCAAATTTTATTCGAGCAGGTGTGGTTGAATACAATAAGGGAACAATCACGTTTGATAATGGTTCAAAGATCACAGCTAGAGCGACCACATCTGATGCTGGTCGTGGTCTTTCCATAACTCTACTTTATTGTGACGAATTTGCATTTGTCAAACCAAACATGGCATCTGAGTTTTGGACGTCAATACAACCAGTGTTGTCAACGGGTGGTGGGTGCATTATCACATCAACCCCAAAGAACGACGAAGACCAATTTGCTCAAATTTGGCGAGGTGCCAATGACAACACGGATGAATACGGTAATCCATTGCCTGGTGGGGTTGGTTCTAATGGATTCTATCCGGTAAAGGTCACTTGGGATAAACACCCAGAACGTGACGAGGCTTGGGCGGCGCCGTTCCGTGCTTCATTGGGGCCTGCTCGTTTTGCCCAGGAGATGGAATGTGAGTTTATTTCTGACGACGAGACTTTGATTGATCCATTGACATTGTCGACACTCAAATACTCTGAGCCTGAATTCTATACTGGCCAAGTTCGTTGGTTCAAGGAACCGGAACCAAATAAGACCTATTTGGTTGGTCTCGATCCATGCTTGGGTACGGGTGGTGATTTTTCCGCGATCCAAGTGTTCGAAGTCCCTGGTATGATCCAAGTGGCTGAGTGGCAACACAATAAAACCCCACCAAGAGGTCAAGTCAAGCTTCTGCTGCAAATTCTTGGCATGCTCGATGCGGAGCTCAGGGAACACCCAGAACAGCATGGTGACCCCACCATTTACTGGACTGTCGAAAACAACACCTTGGGTGAAGCAGTCCTTCAGGTTATCGAAGACACTGGCGAACACAACTTCCCGGGCGTGTTCATCAGTGAAAAGAAGAAGCCAGGATCATCTCGCAGATTCCGAAAGGGCCTGAACACTGATAACCGCAAGAAGTTGTCGGCTTGTGCCAAATTGAAGAGCTTGATGGAAAGCGGACGTATGAAGGTTCACAGTCGCAACTTGATTCGTCAATTCAAGAACTTCGTTGGTAACGGAGCCAGCTATTCGGCAAAATCTGGAGAACATGATGACTTGGTGATGAGTGCTCTGTTGACCGTTCGCATGCTGGAGACCGTGATTAACTGGATGGGAATTGAGGAATCAGAGGAACTCAAGGAAGGTATCGATCCGGATGATTCCTTTGATGATCCAATGCCCGTAATCATTGGTTGACGCTAAATAAACGAGCATTATTACTCGTTTGAGCCGCCCATGATCAATTTTGGTGAATTCGCTGCTGAAGTCTTTCAAACCTTGCGAGCCTACGGGCGCGAATTGGTCCTTTATGACCAGGATGGTAATCGAGTTTTTGAGCCCAAGGAAGCTCGCCGATTTTACATATCTGATGACAACATTTTGGTCTCGTTGTCAGAAGATGGCGATAACAGTGCTTTGAAGCTTTACCTGAGCCCGTCTATTGAATTGGCTCAAGTGAGTGGTTTCATCAACACTCTGCAGGCAATGGCAACGAGAGCAAATCTCTTGTTCCACGTCAAGAAATATGACAAAGAGATCAAACCCCAGCATTTCGCCACCTCGGCGTCCCTAAATGAACAGGAGCAACCTCAAATGAATATCATGGAAGGCATGTACGGCACAAGCAAGAGCTCATATCTCAAGCTGGAAAGCGCTCGTATGATCGTTCGCCATACAGCAAGCGTGAACGAAAACATGATCGGTAGCCGTGGTCGCAATATCAAGGCTATTTTCGTGGAAAACGCACAAGGTGAGCGTTTCCGTTTCCCAGTCAACCTGCTGTCAGGCGCTCGCGCAATGACACAGCACGTCAATCAAGGCGGTACATTTGCTGACGAAGTTGGTCAGCAAATTATCCGTATGGCGCAAGACTTCCGCAACCTGGCACAAACCGCTGCCCACGTTCGTGATAATGCAAAGGCTCTTCCACAAGAAGCATCCAGCATTCGCGAATCGGTGATGCACGCAATGAAGTCCCAGAAACTTTCTTTCGCTCGCATCTACGAAACACGTTCGTATTCTCGTGAATGCGCCCGAATCGTGGAAGCTGCTCAACTCAATGAAGCTGGTGAACAGATTCAAGAAAAGCTGGAAGCTCTGAAGGGCATTTTCGGCGAGTCATTGGATGAAAGCGTTCTGACTACCGTTGCTCGTCTAGTCAGCCTCCCAGAAGCGGCACCAGTTACTGAGGATGTGAACATCGAAGATCACGGCCAGAACTCTACCGCGTTCAAGGTCATGCTGAACGGCGAAGAAATCGACACTGTATTCTTTGGTGGTGGCTACACTCCAGAAGAAGTCAAGGCTTCATTGATCAATCATGATGGTTACGATCCAGCTATTGAAGTCCTGCCAGAAGGCGCAAGCTGCATGGAAGACGAAGGTGGCGAAGACGAAGGTTACAGCGACAGTGAGGGTGGTGACACCGACATCACGGATGAAAGCATGATGAGCATCAATGATGGTGATGCCTATGCTGCTCCCAAGAATCCAATCATCAAGCAATTTGAAGCTTGGATGAACGAGTTCGACCCAGAACAAATGCTGGAAGGCAAGAGCTTCAAACGTGGTCGTGATGACGACGAGGATGAAGACGACGATGTTGACTTCAAGAAGAAGCAAGAAAAGAAGAAGCGTGACGAACGCCAAAGCAAGAAGCAACCACTTGACGAATCAAAGAATATCTGGGTGGGTGATGACGTTCATCCAAAATGGGATCCGTCTGGTGAAGCATTCAAAGTCATACAAATGCTCAATCACCGCACCGCGTTGGTTGTTGATGAGTATGGCAATAAACGTGAAATGTCAATTGATGATCTGATTCCAGTTAAGACTTATCACACTCCGATTGATGAGAATGAAACTGGTGATCCTGTTTGGTATCTGGTTGGTAACTGCGTCAACTCATTCGACGACGACGGCGAGTGTGTTATTGATACCTTCACCGATGCATCTGATTTTGCCAGCGTCCTGGAAAAATCAACCCCAATTGACGTTTCCGGCATCGGTAAAGTGGCAGCGCCAGAGGATGTTGACTTGACAAAACTGTCCTTTTCAATGAGCGAAGACAATCAAATCTTGATCGGGTATGACGAAGAAACGGATGTGCATTACTTCTTCTCAAAGATGGATGGCCGCCAAGACCAAGCATGGATTCATGGCTATCGCGATGAGGTTGGGTTCAATAACGAATCTGATGGCGTGGTTGAAGGCAAATCATACAAGCGCGACGACGATGAAGACGACGATGTTGACTTCAAGAAGAAGCAAGAAAAGAAGAAGCGTGACGAACGCCAAAGCAAGAAGCAAGGCAATCCTGAAATTCAAGAGGCGGCTTCTCAGATGGATGACACAATGGCCGCTAAGAAACTATTTGATAAGATCAAGGGAACACCCAATCTTAAGCCATCAGCCGTCAAGCAACTGATCAAGCCGTATCTTGGTATGGTCGGTCGTACTGAAAAACATCTGAACTTGCTTGCAGCCGATGTTATCACTATGTTGCAAGATAACGGCCTTATGGAAGGCAAAACATTCAAGCACGATGGCGACGAAGACGAAGGTGATTCCAAGCAAAAGCGCAAGGAGCACAAGAAGCAACGCGACGAGCGTCGTGGTAAGGACGAAGACCTGCACGAAGATGTGAAGGCAAGTGACGAAATCGCTAACGAAATCGAACGTCTTGATTTGAATGTCGCGCCAGAATCCCGTCAAGCTTTTGACATCTTCTTGAATCACAATCTCAGCAAATTTGATCCTAACAATGATCTGACAATCGCTGACGCAGTTAAGATGATGCCAGTTGCAGACGCCCAGAAACTTCTCCGTGATATGAAAACACGATTCAAGTTCGAAGATTCCGAAATGACGGAAGCTCGTGTCAAAAGCCCAGATGCAGAACCAGATGTGACAATGTATGACATCAAGTCTGAGCTCTATGCACTCAAGGACAAACTCTCCAAGACGGGCGTGTTTGATCCTGAATATCGTTCGTTGCGCGCCCGCATTGACCAATTGAGCCATGAACTCAAGAAGGTCATGCCTTACGGTAAGGCCATGCAGAAGGGCGATATGGTTGAAGACGTTACTGATTCTGATGAAGATTTCGATTCGAACTCCGATCTTGAGGAAGACATTCAGAAGGGTTTGCGCTCCAATGACCCACATGCTCGCAAGATGGCCCAGTTTGCCAAGAACATGCAAAAAGAAAGCGTCAATGAGTTTGCCGAAGATCCCGCATCCAAGATGCAGCCTGGTTGGTACGTCAAGAAGAATGGTATGATCGGTTCCGGTCCGTTCCATTCTGAAGAAGAAGCCAAGAACAATTCCGGTGATGCTCCAGTTGCGTATTGGTCCGGTCATGACTGGATGACAAACGAAGACGAATCGATGGTCCCGCAAGACCAGTCGCAAGATTTCGAAGACGATGTTACAGTTGACGATCCAGACCTGGTTCCAGGAATGACCGAAGCTGCTCGTCTGGCTCAATTGGCCGGTATCAAAATGAAGTCAATTCACGATTACATCAAGCAAGTGATCTTGGAAGGGGAGACCCTTCCAAGCACAGAAGTTGCATTTGGTGAAGGTGATCAAGTGAAGGTCATTGGTGACGTTCTGGGACATGGTAAGAAGGGTCGAATCAAAATGGTTGCTCCGTCTGGTATGTTTTCAGTTGTGTCTTTTGATGATGGTACTGAGGCGTCGTATCATAACTCTGACATCGAACATTCGTTAGATGACGATGAGGGAGACGATGAAATTGATGAAGAATTCAGTCGACTGAAAAAGTTGGCTGGTATGTCTGAAGGTGCGAATATTACTGAAGTCTATCGAGATCTTGAAAAAAAGTTCAATGATCTGAAGGCACTAGCATTACACCGAGGGTTGAATTCTGTGGTCTCGTCTCTTGAGCCTATTTCATCTGGCAATATTTGGGCCAACTGTCGAGTGTTGGAAAGGAATATTGAAGTGTTGGAAAAAGCATTGAAATAAATATTGCACTGATCGACTTCAGCTTTTAATATTGGCACATGGCGTAACAACCATGTGCCAAACTATTTGAGCAAGTGCCACAAAACAGTGACGCAGCTTTATAAATAGATTTGTCTAGTTGACGAAGATCAGCTAGTCTAGGCAAACTTACTAAAACAAACTCATAGAGGCAAAGTAAAATGGCAACACTTCACATCTCTTTCACTGCTGATCGAAAGGTCACGCGTCAACTATAAGGCTCATGTGTGAGTCTTATGTCTATGCTCTAACTGATCCTAGAAACGAAGGTAGATTTTTCTACATCGGTAAGGGAAAAGGTTATCGAGCAGTAAATCATCTAAAACCACACGCGAATCGAGAAAATAACTCGAAACAGGCCACCATCAAGGCCATTCGAGAAGTTGGGCTCGAACCCGGTGTTGTTTACCTATTCAAAGGGTTAACTGACGCCGAGGCTTGCGAATGGGAGAAAACGTTGATTAGGTTCTATGGTCGAAAAGACTTGGGTCTTGGAAGCTTGACGAATTTAACTGACGGCGGCGAAGGAACGTCGGGTCATAGACATACGGAAGAGACGAAGAGGAAAATGCGCGAAGCAGACCGTTCGGCATACAAACGAATTGCTCCGGTAACAGCTGAAACAATTGAAAAATTGCGTCAATTACGACTGGGGAAACCCAGTTGGAATTCCGGAAAAGTATGGACCGATGAGCAAAAAGCTTGCCTAAAAGGCAAGCGAAAACATCTTTCTGGTACCACTAAAGGAAAGAAAAGAAAGTATCGAGATGACGGTACGTTCTATTTTGTAGAACCTGAAACTTCACAGTAAACTGCTATTAACTAGTTTCGATTAGGCAACATAAACAAAGCAAAACCATACAAAGGAAAAACACAAAATGGCCACGCTACAAGAAATCCAAGCTAAACTTCTGGCACAAGCAAACAAAGGCACAGAACAACGCTCCACACAAAGTTCCGGCGATAACGCCAGTTATCCATTCTGGAACGTTCCCGAAGGTAGCTCCGCTACCATTCGTTTCCTCCCCGACGCAGATCCCAACAACACTTTCTTCTGGGTTGAACGCCAGATCATCAAGCTGCCTTTCCAAGGCGTGGTTGGTCGTGACGACAAGCCAGTTGAAGTTCAAGTTCCTTGCGTCGACATGTTCGGTGACACCTGCCCGATCACAGCCGCAATTCGTCCATGGTGGAAGGACGATTCCAAGAAGGACCTCGCTCGCGTTTACTACAAGAAGAAGTCCTACCTGTTCCAAGGCTTCGTGGTGAACTCACCGTTCGAAGAACAATCCGTTCCTGAGAACCCCATTCGCCGCTTCGTGATCAATCCTTCGATCTACGAAATCATCAAGAACTCCTTGATGAATCCTGAGATGGAAGATCTGCCAACTGATTACGTCGGTGGCCGTGATTTCAAGCTCACGAAGACCAAGAAGGGTGAATACGCCAACTACAGCACATCTCAGTGGTCTTTCAAGACCCGCGCACTGAGCGAAGCTGAACTAGCTGCTATCGAGCAATTCGGTCTGTACAACCTCAAGGACTTCCTGGGCGCACGTCCAGACAAGGATGGTATTGAGATGATCAAGGCCATGTTCGAAGACTCGCTGGCTGGCAACCCGTTTGACATGGCTTCTTATGGCCAACTCTATCGCCCTTTTGGCATGAAGCGTGATGCTGGTGCTGCACCCTCTGCAACATCGACAGCTACGTCGCATGGTGGTGATTCTAATGACGACGGTGACGCTCCTTGGACTGACACTGCTCGTACTGCCTCTCCTGCTGCATCGGCTTCGGCTGCTCCCGCAGCTGGTGGTGCAAAGCCGAACGCTCAGGACATCCTGGCGCGTATCAAGCAACGCACACAGAACCAGTAAGCTTGCGATAACATCGCTGATTGACAAGGGAAGAATACTCCCTTGTCAATAACAATCACACTGGCAAAATTAAAAGGCAAAACACAAAGATGAAACCACTTGACATTTCAAAGTTCCGTACGAACATCACAAAGGCAATCGACGGCATCAGTATCGGCTTCAATGACCCCCAAACGTGGGTCAGCACTGGTTGCTATGCGTTGAACTACCTGATCTCAAACGATTTCTTCAAGGGAGTTCCCCTGGGAAAATCAACGATGTTTGCTGGTCAGTCAGGTTCCGGCAAGTCGTTCCTGGTGTCGGGCAACATCGCTCGTGAGGCTCAGAAGCAAGGTATTTTCGTTGTCCTGATCGACACTGAAAACGCCCTTGACGAAGCATGGCTGAAGGCACTCGGTGTAGACACAAGCGAAGACAAGTTGATGCGTATTAGCGCGGCAATGATCGATGACGTCGCTAAGATCATCAGCGACTTCATGAAGGACTTCAAGGCGAACTACGGCTCCGAAAAGCGCGAAGATCGTCCCAAGGTCATGTTCATTGTTGACTCGCTGGGCATGCTGATGACTCCCACTGATGTGGCGCAGTTTGAAGCTGGTGAACTGAAGGGTGACATGGGTCGCAAGCCCAAGGCTCTGAAGGCACTGGTGACAAACGTCACAAACATGTTCGGTGAATACGACATCGGTCTGGTAACAACCAACCACTCGTACGCATCGCAGGACATGTTCGATCCTGATGACAAGATCTCAGGCGGTCAAGGCGTCGTTTACGCTGCTTCTATCGTGGTCGCCATGCAGAAGCGCAAGCTGAAGGAAGATGCTGATGGCAACAAGACGACCGAAGTCACTGGTATCCGCGCCGCGGTGAAGGTGATGAAGAGCCGTTACGCGAAGCCGTTCGAGACGATGGAAATCAAGATCCCATACGATACTGGTATGGATCCGTTTAGCGGTCTGATCGAACTGTTCGAATCCAAGGGCGTTCTGCAAAAGGATGGCAACAAGCTGAAGTACGTCGCAAAGGACGGCACTGAGCACAAGCTGTTCCGCAAGCAAATCACTGATGAACTGCTGATGCAGATCATGAATGAATGGGATCACGACAAGGACGTTGGTGCCGGCGTCGAAGCTCCCATTGGCGTGGAGCAAGAATGAACAGCGAAGCCAGACTGATCCTTGAAGTCTGGGAAGCCGTGCGGGATCACATTCCCGCCGGCAAACGCCCCGACACTGCAGAACAACTGCTACGTCGCTTCGAAGAGTACGGCGTCGACCCTGGCCTGTTCCAAGACCTGGTCGGCGAAGACAAGTATCTGGAAGAAGCGTTTGAAACTTTGTATGGTGAAGACCCGGAAGCCGAGTACGTCGACTACGACGATGACGATGGCTATGGAGAACTGGAGTAAACATGAGTGGCGGATGGTACGGAAGAATCACAGCGGATCCAGACGATCTGTCTCCGCTTGTTGATTGCTTCGAGTATTACGAGAAGGAACTGATTGAAGCTCGAGAAGAGCTTCAGATCAAGGGTCGAATCGAAGTGATTCAAAAGAAGCTCCCTGGTATGGCTGAATATCGTTTCAACCAACTGCAAGAGCTGGAAGCGATCCTGAAGTACCTGAATCTGAAACTCGATAAAGCAAAGGGCAAGGCATATCGCCATTACATGGAGAAGTATGACCGCTCTTTGTCCAGTCGTGACGCCGACAAGTATGCTGACAGCGACGATGAAGTGATCGAGATTGCTCTTTTGGTCAATCAAGTCGCTTTGCTTCGCAACAAGTTCTTGGGGGTGTCAAAGGGGATTGAGTACCTGCACTACCAACTCACGTCAATCGTTAGATTGCGTGTTGCTGGTATTGAAGATGCTACGCTTTAATCTATTCCAATCATTTTCCCAAATGGCTACCAACCGGTAGCCATTTTCTTTTAGAATCGTTTCTCGTTCTTTGGTTTTCTGATAGAGTTCACCATATGTTGCATTGGCGCGATCATTGAAAAGTGATTGGTTCATAGTTTCTGGGTTTCCATGCCAGTAATCGCCGTAGAATTCATAGATGGTATTTGAACGGTAATCAATAGCGTCCACGATAAATGATTTTCCCCCAACATTGATTCTCTTCTGTCTAAACCCTACTGAAATTCCTAAGTAGTCCAACCATTCCGTTTCACCCACGCTCACTGATTTGGTGCATTGCGGGCAACAAATAGATGAATCAAAGTGTTGATACGCCTTTTGTTCAAACATGCCATGATCTCGACATTTGATGGTAATTGGTTCGAAACATCCCCTATATGTACTAATCGAATAATCAAACTTATCACCATGAATCTTCTTGGCTTGGGTTATGAACCATTCAGTTGTTTTGCGATTTGGGCCCATTTTCCTTCGAGCACAAGTTGGGCAACCTGTTCTATTAGAAATTGACGTATGATTGTTGGGAGTCACCCAAAATGAACCATGTTCACGACATATGATTTCAACTTTCTGTTGGTTATTGACGTAGTTGCATTTTGAATAGTCATACGTGGTGCCGTGCGTATCCGTAGCACGACGAATGAATTCGTCGTTGTCAATTTGATGCAACGCTGACATCTTTTCCGTCTTGC